TGCAATCTTTGTTGAGCTTGATGAAACGCAAACTTTGCGGTTTTCAACACGAAGTATAGCAGAAATATATCTATCCGAAGATTATAATGGCCGGGTTGATACGGTCTATCGTAAGTTTGATTTAACAGCCAGGGCTATCGGGCAACGCTTTGGCGAAAAGAATTTACCAGAAAAAATAGAAAAAGCGCTTACGGAAGATCCATATAGCGAACATCCGATTGTTCATGCGCTGTTTCCGCGAGGAGAAACAACAAAAAAAGCAAGCAATAAATCACAAAACAAGCCGGTGGCATCTATTTATTATTGCGCTGAAACAAAAATGTTACTCAGCGAAAGCGGGTTTGATGAATTTCCTATGATGGTTCCGCGTTTTGTAAAAGACTCTGTGTCAACTTATGGTCGCGCACCGGCAATGACCGCGTTGCCAGATGTAAAAATGCTAAACAAAATGGCAAAAGTTGGCATTATTGCTGCACAAAAACAAATTGATCCCCCATTGATGGTCCCGGATGATGGCTTCGTTGCTCCGGTTCGGACAACTCCAGGGGCTTTAAACTTTTATAGATCGGGAACGAGGGATCGCCTTGAGCCTTTACAGACAGGCGCAAACAATCCTTTAAGTTTTCAAATGGAAGAGCAGCGCAGGGGCGCTATTCGCCAGGCTTTTTATGTTGACCAACTGATATTAGGGCAAGGTTCTAATATGACAGCAACAGAAGTGTTACAGCGCAACGAAGAAAAAATGAGGCTACTTGGACCTGTACTCGGCAGACTCCAGGCAGAATTGCTTCAACCTCTTATCTCTAGGTCCTTTGCGTTGTTGCTCCGGAGTCGCCTCCTCCCTCCGGCTCCGGAGCTTTTAAGTGGCCAGGATATAGATATAGAATATGTAAGTCCTTTGGCTAAAGCGCAGAAAATGACGGATCTACAGTCACTTATGCGGGGAATAGAAGTTATGATGCAGCTTGGAGAAATAGCTCCGGTAGCGGATTATTTAGATAAAGACAGACTTATTAAGTATGTTGCAACCTCTTCCGGTATCCCGGCTACGGTTTTAGCTTCGGATGAAGAAGTGGCGCAGTTAAGGCAACAGCAAGCCGAACAAGCCCAGGCCCAGGCCGAACAACAGCAAGCTATGCTTGAAGCGGAACAACTGCAAAAAGCAGCGCCAATGGTTAAGGCTGTTAGTTAATGAAACAACTTGAAGAATTAAAGTTAGCTTATAGGCGCACTTTTGCGTCTGACGATGGCCAGGCTGTTATGGCCGATATGGGAAAGAGATTTCATTTTAACGCGACGACTTTTGTTCCTGGTGATGCACATCAATCAGCTTTTCTGGAAGGTCAACGCAGCGTTCTACTTACAATCACCAGGATGATGACCGAAGAAAAGGAACCCGAAAGGAACCAAACAAATGAGTGAAGAGGCAATCCAGGCCGATGCCGGATCTCAAGGCGCAGCCGAAGCTGCACCAGTTACATTTATTGATTCACTGCCCGAAGATTTAAGATCCGAACCAAGTTTAAAAAATTTTACGGACCCGGCTTCTTTGGCAAAAAGCTACGTTCATGCGCAAAGAATGATTGGCGCTGATAAAATAGCAATACCAAGAGGCGGTTCAACTCCGGAAGAATGGCGCTCGGTCTATACAAAACTTGGCGCACCGGAAACACCGGAAGCTTATGATTTTAAAAACAAAGATTTCTTTGCACCCGAAGCGCTAACAGCGTTTCAAAAACAGGCTTATGATGCCGGATTAACCGGAAGACAGGCTGATAAAATGGTAGAATACCTGGCAACCTCAAGCCAGGAAGGTGAAACCGAATACAATTCAAATGCCGAAGCTGCACGAAATGAGGGATTGCAAGTTCTGGAAACGGAATGGGGTGCAGCTTTTGAACAAAAAATGAACCGCGCCAGGAGTGCTGCTTTTTCAGAACTGCCAACCGAAGTGCGTGAAGTCCTCGATGACAATGGAAAAACTGTTCGACAAGAAGTTATTCCTTTATTTGAAGATACAGTTTTAGCAGATGGCCGGGTTCTCGGTGATGTGCCAGAAATTATTATGATGTTTGAAAAACTCGCAGATAATATGAGCGAGGATACGTTAGTTGGAGAACAAACTTCTCTAATTAAAACACCAGATCAAGCATCGCGGGAACGAGAGGAAATTGTTTTGGATCGTGAATCCCCTTATTGGGATCAGTACCATCCGGAACACAGAGCCTATGTTGACCGCGTATTAGGATTACAAGAGTTAATTGACGCTTAATTAGCTCTGTATAGTAGACAAGCGAAAGCCCTACGACAGCAAACTTGTGTGCCAAGTGGAATGACCGGCCTAAACGGTAAGTCCGACCCTTCGGGATAATCAGACGCGAAAAACTTTCAATTTAAAATAGCAAGGAGATTGTAATGTCAACGACTATTACAACTGCATTTGTCAATCAATTCTCGGCAAATGTCACAATGCTATCTCAACAGCAAGGTTCCCTTTTGCGCTCGACCGTAGATTCGGAATCCGTTAATGGTGAGAAAGCATTTTTCGACCAGGTGGGATCGGCAGCAGCCGTAGCCCGCACATCAAGACATAGCGATACACCGCTCATGGACACCCCCCATACCAGACGCATGGTTACTCTACAGGATTATGAATATGCGGATCTTATTGACTCTCAAGATAAGGTTCGATTACTCGCGGATCCCACAAGTACCTATAGTCGTGCTGCTGCTTTTTCTATGGGAAGAGCAATGGATGACGTAATTATTGATGCGTTTAATGCTTCGGCAAAAACTGGTAAAGATGGAACAACTTCAACAGCATTACCGGCCGGCAATATTATTGCTCATGGTTCTGCGGGGCTTACGATTGCTAAACTCGTAACCGCGAAGAAGAAACTTGACCAGGGAAGTGTGGATCCGTCCATCATGCGATACATCGTTGTAACGCCCGAACAAATTGAAGATCTGCTGAACACGACGGCTGTTCAAAGTTCAGACTTCAATACTGTGAAGGCGCTCGTTCAAGGAACGGTGGACACCTTCGTCGGCTTCAAATTTATTGTATCCAATCGTTTAAAAGACGATGGCACATCGCGTGAGTGTTACGCCTGGGCTATGGATGGAATGAAGCTTGCTATTGGCCAGGAACCGGTAGCGAGAATCGACGAGCGAGCAGATAAGAGTTATTCGACTCAAATCTATTATTCACAGACGATTGGCTCCACAAGAATGGAAGAAGCCAAAGTCATTCAAATTCTCTGTAACGAGTAGGAAAGGAGCTAGAAATGGGTACTGTATATTCAATAGAGCGAACTAATTCTCGCGCTGAACCTATCGTAATGAACAAGACTAATCAGTTTGGTGGTCGGGTTCGCTATGCGAGAGGTGAATACGAAGCTGCGTCTTTGTCAGCCGATGAAGTCATTGAAATGTTTACATTGCCAAATGGCGCTCGCGTCATTCGGGGTGAACTTTCACATGATGCACTTGGTTCATCCACAACTTTATCGGTTGGTCACGCAGCGTATAAAAACGCTGATGGCACTGCTGTTGCTTTGGATGCCGATGAGTTTAAGGCTGCTGCTGCTTCAACTTCCGTTACGGTTGTTGGTATAGCTGCAACGGTAGCGCTTGGACGCAATACTGTCATTGATGCGGATGAAGATGGTTATGTTGTTACGGCAACCCTTGCGGGTGCTGCGGGAACAGGAACTATCGTTGTTCAAATGGAGTATGTGCTTGATTAAAGCATAAATGAGGGGGCGGGAAACTGCCCTCTCTTTCTTAGGAGAGATTTATGGCATCTGATGTAGACATTGCTAATACTGCGCTTACGTCTTTAGGAGCGACAACTATTTCGTCACTTGACGAAAATACAAATGCTGCAAGGGTTATGAATCAGCGTTTTAACAATGTTCGTGACGATGTGTTTCGCTCTCACCCCTGGAACTGTTTAATATCCAGGGTCGATTTAGGCCAGGAAACAGCGACACCGGCCTTTGGGTATGCTCATCAATACGCATTGCCGGCCGATTTTCTAAGAGTATTAGAGTTTACAAACGGTTCATTAACCTATCCCCAGGATAATATGATAAGTAATAGTGGTGGTGCAGTTTATGTTATCGAAGGAAAGAGACTTCTGACCGACGAAGATACCGCTATGATTAAATATATAGCGCGAGTTACAGATCCAAACCAACTTGACGCAAATGTTATTGAAGCCCTGGCAGCCCGGTTAGCAATGGAATGTTGCTACAAAATTACCGGATCGACTTCTATGGTGCAGCAAATGCGAAGCTTATACGATGATAAGCTAAAACAAGCCAGGTTTACAGACGCAACAGAAGGTGCGCCAATGCGTA